CTTCGGACCCATTCCATAAGTCATTCCTAGATAAAGCGTCTTCATTTTCTTTCTACGCTTTTTACCTTCTAAATTATCAGAACCATCTTCCCAATGTTCCATATTATCCCAATAATCATTCTTATACACTCCTGCTCCAAGAGTCGCGTACAAGTCTCTTCCATTATTATATGCATCTAATAAATGTTCATCTCTACAGAACGCAGTAAGACACCTAGGTTCTTGCTGGGAACTAAGAATAGTCTGAACCAATAAGAACTTTATTTCTCTTTACTCGTACAGACTTACTCATGCTTATCACCTCCTTCTCTATGCCACTCTATATAATCATTCATTATTATTCTATCTTTGCCTTTACCGTTTTTGCCTTTTCCCCAAGTTACAATATTTCCATCGCACATAGATATAATTTTTCTCTGCAGTGTAGGTTGTACATACTTTTCTCCAAATGGATGGTAACTATTAAACCACCATATCCCCGCATCTTTATATGAATGGAAATGATGCTCTTTACCAGTCATCTTATCTATACACCAACAACCTATTGATCTAGTGTCTCCAGATCCAAAATTATGATTACCTATAGCTGACTCTGACAAATGTTTTCTATGCTCTTCAGAAAATCCGTTTTCTTCTATATATTTCTTCAACCCATCAGAAATAGCTTTTCTAACTTCAGGTTTAGACAATGACTCTTTGTGATTTTTTCTAGCTTTATAACAAAACATAGGGTTACTATCTCCACCATGTGTAGAATTATAACCCTCGTCAATAGAATTGAATTTCTTTATATAAAATTTTTCTTTTTCTTTAAGCTCATCATAATTAATTGCAGAATCTATTTGCTCAACTACAAAATTATCTTCTCCATATTTTCTTATAGCATTATGAAAATGATTGTTTCCACTATTTTTAAAGGCAGAACCAACATGAGATCTCCATCTTTTATCAAGAGAACCTTTGGTTATTCCTATATAAATTTTACCATTTATTTTATTAGTTATTTTATATACTATCATTGCACTAATAGAATTAAATAATCATCTACTCTATCTATTTTATTTATTATATCATAAGTATATTCACTAGTAAATAGTTTATCACCAACACTTAATTTATCTGCTCTCACCCATCTATCTTTATCTACTTCTACTTCATCATAAAATTTAACTTTATATGAATTATTATCACACATCTCATTTCTAATTTCATCATCTGCACAGAACATCATTCTTACTTCAAGATTTCTCGCAGGAATCTGTTGAAGATTCGGATCTGTACAACTGAATCTTCCTGTCTTAGTTCCCATTTGATTAAAGTTTGAATGTATCTTACCGTCTCTTGGCGATGCAAGTTTTGGGAGTGCATCTATAAATGCGTCAATAAGCTTAAGTGTAGTTCTCTGTTCCAATATTATTTTAACAATTGGAAGATCTATTTGAGATAGAATTTCTTCTCCTGTCCCTCTTGGATTTTGCTTATCTACTATTGGAGCTTTTAATACATCATAAAGAAGAATTGCTAATTGTGTAGGACTAGTAAATGCTGGAGGATCTTCTAACTGTTGACTCTTAGTCTTTTTATTTATTACCTCTTTTCCTTTTACAATTCTAGTCGCACAAGAATTAGCGTCCTTTGTTTGTCTCCATGCATCTATTATTGGCTTAATATTTTTAAGTTCTTCATCAAGTCTTCTATTTATATCTTCTAGAACTTTATGATATTTTTTACTTAGTCTTTCACAATATTCTTTATCTAATGCAATACCATCAAGTTCCATTTCTGCAGAAACTTCTATAATTGGGATTTCTACTTCTCTGTAAAGATTATAAATATCTCTATTTTCTGACTTCATAAATTCTTTATATTGATACTCATAAAGTCTATAAGTCTTATATGAATCTGTAGCAGCATAAAGAGCAAATAATTCTGGATCTATAATTGCATATTCAAGTCCTTCAAAAAGATGTTCAATAGAATATCTTTCTTCTTCAGGATCTATCTTCATTACATACTGATCTTTTAATTTTGCCGACCATTCATTTTCATCTAAGATCTTTGCTGCTACTTGTGAATCCCACCATACCTTAAATGACGCTCCACAAGTACATTTCATAACTTTATAATCGAACTTTCCATTATGAGTCAATATTTTAATAGTAGATAATTTTTCTACTCCTTCTTTTATATCTTCTTCTGTAAGTTGCCAACTTAATCTTTCTCTTGTGGCTCTATTTATATGATTTACTGGAATGTATGCTGCTGGAAGTCCTTGTGTATACAAACAAAGACCCATTAATTTGCACGTTAATGGATCAAGACTATTATTTGTTTCTGTATCCAAAGCCACAATTCCAATATTCAAACATTTATTTATATAGTCATCATATTCTTCTTTAGACTTTATAACTATTGTAGATTTAGCATATTTTCCTAAAATCTTATTTACATTCTGTTGAATTCTTAATAATTGTCCTTCTATATCTAGAGAATTATTTTTAGATTTTTTGACACTTTTTGGCTTACTTGCCTTATCAAGAATCTTTTTTGCTTTATCTTGTGTATTCTCTACTACGAATTCATCTCCCCAAAGATTCATGTTTTAGTATCTCCCAAATATTTATTCCTGTTGGTTCACTTATACTTTCAATATATTTTTTATATTGTTCATATTCTTCTTTAGTAAGATCTCTCATCTCACCGAATAATTCTTTAGCTTCATTATATAATCTATCCATTAGTTTTGTAAACATTTTAAATAAATAAAGCCAGAGGTTTTATCCCCTGGCTTATTCAAGAATAATAAAATTAATATCTCTGAGGTCTTTCAAACCCTTCAAAATTCATAGGAGCAGGTCCACCATTCATTGGATTTCCCCAAGGATCTGTGTTTGGTACATTATTAAGAGGAGATGAATATGCGCTTGTCATTGTTCCATTTACAGGAGCAGAAGTTACATTATTATATGCACCCATCTGAGGAGATGAATAACCACCTGGAATCTGCTGGGGAACAACAGTATACTGTGGAGTATCATCTGCTTTCTTCTGAGGGAACTGTCCTGTTCTCATATACTCAATCATCTCATCTGCTGTCTTATCAAGTACCATTCTTCCAAGAACCTTGAAGTCTTCGAAGTCAGAAGTATCAAGCTTATAAGCATCAAGAGTATAAAGCTGTGGACTAAGATTTGGAATAATGTCATAAGTAGTATCAAGACCAGAACCGTGTCTTACAATCTTGCACATAATCTGTGAAAGAGGTCCATAATTATCAATATAGCTCTTAAGCTTTGGTACATATACTCCAGCTGGTCTATTCCAAACTACTGCACTTGGCTTATGAGTCTGAGGATCATACTGAAGCATCTTAATATACACTCTCTGCTTTACCTTTTCTCCTGAATTACAGAATGGACATTTTTCAAGAGGATCATGAGGTGTTCTAAGACAACTTACCTCTCTATTTGGAAAAGCACTCTGACCTACTGTTACAGGATGAACTGTAAGAATATCAAGATCATTAATAGAATCACAAAGAATTCTTACAAGTGCTTCTCCGCCATCATTCTTAATGTTGAAAAATCCTACTGAATACTCATTATCATTTGCTTTAACATCTTCATAACTAATCTGTGCCATTATTTTTTCTCCTTTAAATTAAACCTTAGATTTATTTGGCTAATAATATTATACATTAATATTTTTAATTTGTAAACTTTATACCAAAAGAGTTTTAGGGATCTTGAAAATAATTAAATCTATCAACTCTTTTTAAATTTTCTATTTCTTCTTTTGAAAGATCATTTATGTCTTTTCCATCTGGTAAGATACACACATCTATAAAAATATTGTAAGGCATACTTCTCATAAATCTTAATATTCCATGTCTTCCTGCCATATCTCCATCAAGAGCTAAATGATATGTTCTTACTCCTGATCTCTTCAATATACTATACTGCTCTTTAGATCCTGTTCCAAATAAAGCAACCGCTGGTTTTCCCATAGACCAAAGATATAGTGCATCTATTTGAGATTCTACTACATAGACTTCTGTAATTCCTTTCGCTATAATTTCATCTAAAAGATAGATTACTTTAGGAAGTCCTTTTGGTAGATCAAATTGTTTATATCTTACTTTTCTTTCTGAAATTCCAACCAATCTACCCCATTCATCCCATATTGGAAATGTAATTGCATCTGTCTTTGGATTCCAACCTACTTTAAATCTAAATAAAGTCTCTGGAGATATTTTTCTTACTTCAGTCATATAAGGATGAATATAAGCATATTGATCTAAAAATGATTCATCAATATATTTTATTGGCTCTTTATTTAAATTTATTTCAGGTAATTCTATTGGCTTTTCTGTAAGCTCATTTGAAAAATTATCAATAAGCCACTGTTTAGCATCTTCAAAAGATAATGAAAGACATTTTGCCACTAATTCATAAAGCTGACCCTGTGCACCACAAGTGAAACATTTATAAAATCCATAAGGAACATTATTATTATCTTTTCTATTATACACAAAACAAGATGGATGAGATTCTTGACCTCCTTTATGAAAAGCACAAGTAATAGCTACATTGTCTCCTCGTCTTGTTATATCTTTTAAAAATCTACTATCAGTATCTGATCTTATTTTTTGTAAGATTATTTCTATATCAGTATCTATGATATGATTATATAATACTAACTCCATGAGATTTCCTCTTCATCTTCTTTTATTTCACTATTTACGCCATCATAAGCTCTTTCTTGTGTAGTCTCTGCCTCAGGAACAAATGTAAATTTACCATGATTAAGATCTATCATATAAGTTAAATCTCTCATATTTTCTGAATCTCTTGACTTAACTAAATGTAATGTCATAAGTCCATCTTTCTGTTCGAAAAATATTACAACTGTACTGTCTTGTCCAATTCTATCTGCTTGTGCGATATGTTCAAGACCTACACCATTTTCTGTAGAAGATCTATTTTGCTGAGACACACTTATAATTGGAATTTTCTTAAGTACTTGTAAATTCTTTAAATCTTTAGATATATTAGAAGCTTTTTCTACAGGATTCTTTGCTTTCCTATCATCTTCAAGAA